TTTGATGTCTAATTTTCAACCTGTATAAAATTTTCAAAGTTCTTTCATTTTAGCCTTGACTTTTTATTTGCAGGCTGTTTGATAAGGAAATCATCTCATATTTTTCGACTGGCAATGTTCCCCACATTTTTAGGTTAATGCGCACCAGTTAACAATAATAGACACACTTGAATTGTTTCCGTTAACAGTACGAATAACGCAACTACTGGTGGTCACACTTAAAACCTGTACTCCGAACGATTTTGTATTTTGCGATCCACCGGAAAGAGATACAAGTACAGTCGGAGCCTTTGAAAAAGTTTTTCCGAATTTTACAGTAGTATCTTTGTAATTATTTGCAGATGTTTCGATAAGAGACGTCGTGCCAAATACTGGGGCTTTTGCTTTTAATTCCGTAATATACGTCAGAATTGTTTTATTCCCTAATTCTGAAAACTTCCACGTAGATGCAATTCTACTTTTAATCGTATCGAAAATAACACCAAGTTTTGTTCGATTTGTAATCGGTGTAGAATCTTCCACGATGATATCATCTGTATCATTTACTTCTGTAACTTGTGGAAGTTCTTTTATATATTTTCCATAGATTTTCTGCGCTTTTTCATCAGCCATTTATATCTTCCTCCTTAATAAATAATGGTTGTGTAGCCATACTTTCTAATTCACTAATACGTCTTTCTAACTCGTAAATATCGTCCTCTGTAAGCAGTTTTTTTACATTTATGCCATTGTTCCAAATTGGCTGGCTTAATCCGAGCATGACTGGATTTGCATTAACATCTCCAAATTTAATATTTACAGACGTTCCAGATTCTGTCGTTTCTGTAGTAGCACTGTAAACAGTATAATCAGCATCATTAATGTTCCTTTTTAAATCTCCTGTCATAGCTCCACCAGCGGTCGGGACGTAAGGCTGTCCAGATCCTGAAAAGACTTCGTTTGCCGGAAATTCAATATCAGATTCGCCATTTACGCTCCTACTGCATCCACCGATAGTAATCTGTCTTTCTTTCCCCCATTGATCAGTTACTATTCCGTCCTGCCCATCAAACGGTGTACCATTGATTTTAATATCGTTTTTTAGCGAAGATGCTTTGATTTGAGACACATCAATATCAACAGATTCACTGCCGTCTATAGTTGCTGTCCCTGTAGCATCGCCGGAAAGAGTTAGTTCAAACGGATTTGTTAATTTATTCGCTGTAGCAACGGAAAGCAGTTGTTTTAAAGTCCCGATAGAAATCTTTAAATCTTCTGTGCTTGTTTCTATGAGCAAGTAATCACTATCTGACAATGTTTTCGCTTCGTTCAACGCTTCAATGTATATCTGGTCCATACTATCACCTACTTACTAGAGCATTCGACAAATCGCTTACCAAAGAGTTTACTTTTTCAACAAGCTTGTCGTATTCTGTTTTTTTAACGTACAGCTGATCTGTCTTTTCCGAAGAATACACTGTAGATCCACTCAACTGTGTATCATCAATTCCGACCTTTCCGGCTATGATTTGGTTAGCCTTGTCGATAGCTCCATTTGCTGTCTTTGACGCTTCTCTTGCGTCTTCGATAGCCTGTTGGATATTCGCCAAGTCTTGCTCAAAATCTTCTCTTGTAGCCAACGTCTTAAATGTTCCGGCTGAAAAACAGATAAATACTTTTTGGTTTTCGGCCACTTCGTCTATAGTTACCGCAAATTCACCGGGGAGCATCTTACTTGCGTCAAAATCTGCAAGTAGTCCCCTACGCATCTGTATAGCCATATTTTCTCCTTTCTATCCAGGGATCCATCTTACAAGAGAAACACCAGATGGTTGTGTCGGTGTCCCTCCACCGCCAGCAGAACCGCCTTTTGTATACCGTAAAACGTAATCCCATCCTCTCGAATAATTATAATATCTGCACACCCATATCTCTGTTCCCGTCTGATCCCCGGCTTCTGGATGTCCTCTTGTAGATGATGCTTGCACCATCTGCCCACCACCGATGTACATTGCAGTGTGATATTTAACATTTAGCAGTACATCCCCTCTTTGCATTCCAGCACCAGTGGCTCTGTTGCAGCTTGCCGTTACATCCGTGAATCCGCAAGCACGAAAAACATTGTACATATTTCCCGTATAAGTAGCTCCATTTGATTTTACCGGAACTCCGGCTTGTTGCCATGCAGATATTACGAGTGATGAGCAATCATAGTCTGGATTCCCCCACCGGTTCGCTTGGCTGTATCCATGTCTGTTATCGTTTGCGATATTAATAGCCCATTGAACCGCACTTTCTGTTTTTGTCATATGCCTGTCTCCTTAAAATGTTGTGCCACTTGCAGTTCTTCCACCGACTAAATTGCCATTCACAAATTTTAAGTAACTTCCATCGCTAAACACGGCAGTTCCTGTTTTTGCTTTATTTCCATTAATCACAATCTCCTTTGCAGAAATGGCAATTTGATTTTTACTTAAAAGTTGTAATCTTTTTGAAACATTAAATTCGGAATAACCTTTTCCGATGTTTAGGTAATCCGTAGACGTAGCTCTCGCTTCTATACCATCTAATTCTCCAGAAATGTAACCTGTATATTTTCCTCCAGATGAGTAAAGATCAATTTTTGCATTATGCAAATCTATTTTTCTACCTATAGAATCTTCGGACACATAATGTCCTTTTGCATACACACCTTGATTATTCCATCTCCCTATTTCATTTCCGTCTGAATCTTGCATCGAAAGTACACCATTTTGGTTGTTATAGCCACCAAGTGTCAATGTTCCAGAATGTATCCAATCGCAGTTAATACCTACGGCAGAAAGTACATTAACTACTGCGTTTCCGTTAGAATCAAGTCCGGCATTCCACGTTTTTCCACCGTCTGTAGATACCGCAAAAGCATCCCCGACCATTTTCCAGATGATATTTGAATCTTCCAGTTTTTCTTTGTTGTGGAGATAAAATACGATGGATTTATCATCTTGAACTTCTTCCGTTTTAAAAAATCCCATCCCTTGTGTCATTAATGCCGTAAGGGATTGAACAGCTTCATCGTATTTGCTGATTTTTTTATCGGCCATTGCAGAGGCCTTTTGTATTGCTTTCGTTTCAGAAGTCACGTACTTACTGCTATTTCTGATTGCATTTTCGGCCGAACATTTCAGCGAAGTAAAACCGAGAAAGTTAAAAGTAATATCAGTCAAGATGGTTTTGTTTACTTTTCCGTTCCTGTCGATAACATAGGCAAGATCCATAAAGTCTGCAAGAGGATAAGAAAGATGTTCGCCGGAAAAATTCATAAATGATACGCCCGTAAGTTTTGCTCCGACTGTATTAACCAGTAAGCTCTTATCTTTGATTAGTGAATTCTCTATACTCAATATGTATCCTTCAGAACCATATGTGTACGTTTTTTCATTCTCTGTAGTTTGGATTCCTGTGATAACTATAGGCTCTACTCCTGTTGTTAACCCAGTCTTCCACTGGGTTAAAAAGTGGAAATTATCAACCAATTTGAAATTACCATCATCCAAAATGTCACCGCTTGTATACACGTTCGTGGCATCCGTCAGAATGTATCCACTTGCTTCTTCTACATCCACGGAATGTACTCCAAGCACATTTCCATTTTTAAGCAAGAACAAATTATCTTTTTTTCCGATCAGCTGATATGCGTTTTTTTGTTTTCTTTCAACGGACCTGTACATAATTCCATAAGAATCATCTGTAAGAAGTTCCAACCCATCATCAAACCATCCACCGTCAACATTCGAACCGCTTGAATATTTTTCGGAACTCCAATCCAAGTCATCGTAGTAATACTCGCTAATGTCTTCTGAGAATGTACCGCCAGACATCTCCGCATAAGTTGAATACTTTTCTGATATCATGTCTGTTTCGAACTGACCACCGTCATAATTCTGTCTCGGATCGTCAAACCATCCACCGTCAATGTCCGCAATATTATCAAAAAGAGACATATCATACTGTGAAATCTGTAAGTGGTTATCCGCATTCATCCACGCATTGCCACCAGCAATCATTGCTATCCATCCAATTACTTGTCTGTGAGTGGTATTTGTAGGTTTTTCCTTTACCATGATGTTATCATCAGAAAACGAAGTAACATCCATCTGCACACCGCACGTTCTGCAAGAATCTTTCAGAATATCCTTTAAGCTGAGCGGATACGTTAAATGTGTGGTATAATCTCTGTCAAGTTTGTATGCATCGTCATAAGCAGAAAAGCTTACGGTATCCCCATAGCTTTCCGGGTCAATTACGGTATAAGTGCCACTTTTTATAGCCAGATCACCTATATCCGTGCTAATTGACTTGTACAATGTTATCTTGGCACCAAGAAAGCTATGAACTCTATATCTGTCATCTGCGTTATACAGCTTTACTGTAATTTTTCTGGAAACAACATTGCCGAGTGGCAAACTTTGTGTACCAGCTCCATCAACAATGTTGTTTCCAGATATTAAAAATTCGGATCGGCCAAGATTTAACACTGTGCCATCCAAGAAAGTAACCCTTGCAGATGGATACCAGTCACTACGTCCGTATATAGCTTTCTTATATGCATTGCTAATGTGTCTCATAGTGGATTCACCCCGATTATGTTAAAACTAAGGGATTTGTACTTTTCTTCTCCCTCTTTTAATGTCCCGATATCTACACTTCCTTGTGTGACGTAAAACGGTGCTTCTCTCCATCTTCCGTAATACACGGAAAAATAATATAGTTGCACCTGTCTCTGATTTACAATCATCTGTAGCAGACTTGACATTTCTGATATACTTATGTCACTTCCCTCATAAGCGTAAGATTCTACCGTGAACATCGGTTCATTGCACATAACGCCACTCATTAATCGCTCTGTTCCCTCTGTAGAGGTAGTGGCAAAACTGAATTTGAATGTGTCTGGCTGATGAATAGTCCGACCATTAATCTTAATCACTTGCTGTGCCATTTTACCTACCTCCCGAGTTCGAATACATTCTGTCCATTGGACATCTGCATCTCTTTTGCTGTATTAATAAGCTGTTCAAGTACCGTTCTGCTGTCCAGATTTACCACAAGTTTTATCATTCCTGTACCTTTACCGCTTTCTTCACTTACGATTTTTCTTAACAGTTTTTCCGGCATCTCCAAGTTGTTTCCCTTTGTCTGGTCACCAAGAACCGCCAAGAACGGATTTCCGGCCGGAATAACTGCCCCTTGTGCAAGGTAAGGAACCCTCGTGAAGTTCGCATGAGAAAGATTGATTCCTTTACCACCGATGCCTGGAACCCAATCTGGCACCTTAATATGATTCAATCCATCAATCAGATTATTAATCGCTTTGACAATCGTCTGTCCCATTGCATTAAACAAAGCAATAACCTCATTGACTGGGGTTCTGAATATCGAAGAAACCAAATTAGCAACTCCACGTAATACACCCAAAACTCCCTGTAATGCCATACCTGTATTTCTTGTAAATGCTCCTTTTAAGAACGTAATGAATCCAGAACATATCTGCTTTATACCGTTAAAAATGCCTTTCACGGTACTTAATAAAACTTCTATTCCCTCACCCAATACTCCGAGTTGAGCATTCCAATCAACGGCAAATACTCCTTTTATCCAGTCCATAAGCTTCGACATTACAGCTTTAAGTTGATTCCAGTGAGTAGCTATTAATATAATCGCTGCTACAGCAGCTGCTATCACAATTGGAACGATTCCAAACGTAGTTACCAATGAACTAAGAGCTCCAACAAGTCCACCGCCACCTTTTAAAATGTCAATTAATGTTCCTATGTGTCCAGCAAATCCAAGAACTGCGCTTGATATAGTTGCAATTAAAGGAACTATTTTTGATGTAGCAAACGCTGTAACTAATGCTGTCCCAATGGCATCAACAATCCACTGATGTTCACCGAGGAAATTAAACAAGCCAGCAAGTACATTAATAAGCACTGGAAGACCGCTCTCTATCAGCCATGTAAGCATCGGCAATATAATGTTCGTATACAATCTTTCTAAGAAACTTCCAATAGCTTCTATCAGCGGTGACATGGATTCAAACAGATTCTTAATCGAATTAAGTAGTGGATAAAAGTCCAACGATCCCGCCCACTGAGCCGTATCCCACACAAGACGATTGATGATATCAAGTACCTTTTGGAAAGCATCTGCTATAGCCTGTATAATGGCCGTTCCTACGGCGTTTTTATTCCAAGCTATATCTAATTGCCTTGCGATATTCCCAATCGTTGTAAGCAGTCCCTGTGCAATCTGTAAAATGGTAGACAGTATCTGTGTGCCTGTACCGTTCGTCCAGACTTCCAACATACTACTGCCGACACTCTTTGCCAGTGCTCCAAGCTCCGATAATGCATACTTGGCCGCATCAATCGTGTTTTTCCCCTCGCGCTCCCACGCTTCTTTGAACGGTTGGAATATCTGTCCCAGTACATCCTTGATTTTTTCAAAAATCGGCGGTGCATCTATTGGAACTTCTTCAAACATTTTGCTGACCGGTGTTCCGTTTGCACCAGATCCAGATGGTGTTGTGTCGGTATCCTTATTTGTTGTGTACCGATTAATTTCATCGAGCGGTGACAGGTAGTCTTTCGCTGCTTTTGTGGCTTTCTTCGTAGACTTGGCGGTCTTGTCCAGACTGGCAGCATAATCTTTTTGTACTGCCAGTGCCTTTGTGTATGTTTTATTCCCGGCAAGATACCCGAAAAACATTCCTACATAGGTTATGGCTGTGCTGATAAGGTCAATGAATCGCGACAGTATCGGTGTCACAACTTCCAGAATCGGACTGAAAGCTGTAGCAAATGCATTTTGCAATCTGATAAGGCTCCCCCACAAAGTAGATATATTTGCATTTGTGGTTTTGGAATATTGAGCCAGATTGTTAAATCCACCAATAATCCCTTGTGTAAGAGCACTAAGAATTCGAAAAACACCGCTAAACAATAGAGACATCGTAAGCATTCTTCCGATACTCATTCTTGCTGATCCGGCTGATTTACTTGTATCTTTAAAGGATTTGCTTAATTTTGAATTGGAATTTGCAGTTTTGTTATTAGCACTGTTTACTCCAAAAAGTTTTTCTTTTAAGGAAACCAAACCAGTGCCGTAACTTGCAAGTTTGCTTTTAATGCCAGAATACGATGTGTTTAATCGGTTCTGCATATCAGCAAGTCTTCTTTCCGCAACAGCAAGTTTTTCAACTTCGGCTTGCGGAGCTTCTGCACTCTTAATTTCTTTAAACGCTTTGCCACTTTTTTCTAAATCAGCCAATTTATTTTTAGCGTTTTCGATCGAATTTGACCACTCATCCACAGTACGTTGCTGATCTCTATATATATTAGAATTGATATCTCCGCCATTAGAAACAAACCACTCTTGAGCCTTTATGAGTTGATTCATTTTTGCCGTAGTCGTTTCTATCTCGTCCTGTATTTTCTTGTATTCTGCGGTTGGGATGCGCTGATTTGCATAGGATTCTACCTTTTGGCGTAACGATTCTACCTTTTGCTCTTGTGCGATGTATTCGTTATTCAGTTTTGCAAAAGCATCTATCTGCTTGTTGATGGCGTTTTTTGCAGATGTCCCTAAATTATCCACCCTGTTTGCTGCTCTTCGCAATCCAGCTTCAATTTCTTGTGAACCCGCCTTTATGCCATCAGTTCTGATTTTTGTGTTAATAACAATACTTCCATCTTCTGTCATGTATTGTCCTTTCTACCGCTAAATATTTGCGGTCAGCGGGTATCTCCACATGATACCCGGTTAATTATTTACGAGTCCGAATACTCTTCTTAATTCTTCTTTTTCTTCTTCGCTTCGCTCTGGTGTCGCTTTAAGGTCAACAAGTTCCTTATTGCTAGAATAGAATTCTTTTTCCCAACTATCCAATTTCTTCCCTTTCGAGACTTTTTCGCGAATGTTAGTGATAGTGCTGAACAGAGATTCTCCAATCTCCATGAAAAGTCCCATAAACGTCCACCAATGCAAGTACTCTTTCTCACGAATATCCTCATGCGCTACTTTATTAATGGCCGGAATCAGAATCTTTGCATCTTTTTTCCAATCCATAAGTTGCGGTTTTTTCTTATCTCCCTTAAATCCGCAGTCGATAAACTCTTTCGCTGTCTTTAAAGCTTCTTCCCAGTCTTCCGTTGGAAGATTATCAAAGTCTTCGTAGAATATAGCCAGAATCGTTGTGTATATCTCCAAGTTTTTTTCTTCCTCTGACATTCCGGCTACTATATCGGGATCATTAATAGCACAAAGAATATCTAACACGGCTCTGTAATCTGAGCGTATTCGATATTCTTTGCCGTTTACGTTAACGGATTTCGGAAGTTTCCAGACATCCATTAGTTATGGTACTTGGCCACGTACTTATTTACACGGCGCTGTACCTTTGTTACGTTTGTGTTCAATTTTGTTTCAATGACTTTTGCAACACTGTCAATTACAATTTCGAGGAAAATTCTTCCATCATCCATTGGCGAAAACGGTCCGAGCACCTGGAAAAACGCTTTTTCTGCATCTCCATTAATCAAATAAGACATTTTCTCTGAAATTTCTTTTTCTGCTTTTCTGGCAGCTTCAATGCTGTCATCTTCTGGCATCTTGTAATTTTTCCAAAATTGAACGACTTCTTCGTATCTGTCAACAATGTTAGTGTCAGTCGGTGCGAACACTATACTTCCAAGAGTTTCACCAAACTGGTTTTTGATCGGAATTTTGACTCGGCCATCATTTATCTTAATAACCAGTTCGTTATCATTTTTCTTTTTTGGTAACTTGTTACTCATATTATTCCTCCTGTTAATAAGGCGTTACAGTACTTCTTTTCCTGTAGAAAGACTATGTGGAATTGTTCCGGCTGTAAATTCTGGATTGCCAGAAGCAAGCGAAGTGGCACTTACATATCCCTCTGTTCTCTTACCGTCAGAAGATACTTTAAACGGAATGTTTACGCCAGATGTATCTCCACCATAAGACTGAGGTTTTACCATAACCTCTTCGACATACGCAAGGTGGTTTTCTGCGCTTGTATCTTCCACAAGGACTTCCAGCATAAGTGTTTTGCAGTCCGCTCCTTTCAATCGTTTCATTGCAATATCCCTAATCTTCGGATACAGCTTTTTGTCTGGGTTTGCATAGTATGTATCTGCATCCATAGACGGTTCATATCCATTATCTGTTGTTTTTGTCTGACCAAGAATGTTCTTCTTCGTCTCTGTATCCGGGTTCAGATCAACCGACATATCGTCGATGTCATCACCAAGGATTTCCCACGTAGCACTTGCTGCTGTCTGTTTGAAACTATAGTCCAGATAATGTGCGAGTGCTTCTCTACTAAGATTTCCCATATTAGAATCCTTTCTACCGTTAACTTTTTACGGTCAGCGAACATCTCCAATTGATGTCCGGTTAATTAGTTCTTATGAATACATTTCTGTATTTAAGAGACATACTAATCACCCAGTCTTGCACATTGTTTTCGTAAGTTTTGTCAAGGTATGATGGTGTGATTCTTGTAATCTCTTCTATTTTTCGTTCTTCTGTAAGTGTTGGGTAAGATGTAAGCTTATGCTTTTCGCCATCAATCACGACTGTTTGTCGTTCCAGCCATTTACCTACACTATCAAGAAATTCCTTGATATCCGCTTTCATATTCGGAGAATCACGGGATGTCCTGTACACGATATAAAATGGGTAGTTGCAAAGCTGATTCACCTTACCTGTTACCGATTTTTTCTCCTGTGCAATAACCGCACCGGATACCGGATAGAATGCAATTCCGTCATCTTCTTTGAGCGTGGAGAATTTAAACACTTCTCCGGTTTCCAATCCAGGATACTGATTCAGCAAATCTTTAAGTGCATTTGTTACAATGTCGTATCCGTCAACATCGTATTTCACTATTTTTTTACTATCCACCGCCTGCACGTTTCTTCACTCCTTTTACCCATGTATCACAAAATTCATCCTTAGCAGCATCAAACCAATGGTCTGTTGCAAAAGGGTTTGGCACTTTCGAAAACTGGATATCACGGTCTGTTACCACCTTTTTCGCCCCAGGTCTCGCCCACGGGGAACCTGTTTCCTGGTCTACCATGACTTTCCCCATGTACAAAAACCTTGAGTAAGGACCATATCCGGCATAAACCTTTCCGCTACCTTTCAAGGCTTCGTTCTGCGTATTGGTTGTATCAATCAGCATCCCATCTCTTTGCGGAATATACTTTTTTGTGCCTGTCCATACCTGTTCATCTAACCAAAGTTGAGCATCTTGGAATTGCTTTTCGAATCGGTCAAGATTCACATTCACTTTGATGTCAGCTTCAACTATCGAGATGTTCGGAAAATGAAACATTCTGCTACGTGCCATTTACTTTCCCCCTATCTCAAAATGTGGGATAAGTGTGTATGTTCCGACATTGGTGATCAAGAATACATTGTCGTTATTTTTGTTCATGTAATCATAAAAACCACCGTCTCTCCGGCTCTGATAGTCTTCATCCGATATCAGTCTTTCATCATGTTCGCCCTCAATGAAAAAGTCACCGCTTGCAAATGTGACGGTATGTCCAAGCGTATCGTTAATTTGTTTCGCCCATTTTTTAGGCTCAAGATACTTTTTTCCAGCTACTACTTTTTCATCTGATACCATGCGATACAGAACATGGAGCGTTGCCGTGTCAGCCGTATCAAGTCCTGTCTTTTCGATGTTTGCGGATTTATCAACAATGAGTTGAACACCTTTAATTACGGTCGGATACCAAAATATTTCATCTTTCTGATTCGTGTATTTGTTGAATACAGTTATAGTTTTGCTATACATTGGTATCACCTCTCGTTAATAAAACTTCTTACCGCATTTTTCACACTTCCATATGTGCCTTGTTTCTTTTATCCCGTTTCCGATATCTTCCAGATACGTTCCGGCATGGATTTTCTTTTTGTGTTTGCAAAATAATCTTTTAATAATTCCCATTGTTCAAATCCCTCTATATAGCAAGTACACTCCGTTATCATCGGTAACGTTAAAAAGATAGCTGACTGCTGCTTCAAGAAGTATTCTTTTTTCTTCTTGCACATTGGTAGCTGCTACGGTATACCGATTGCTCTGGCTGTTCCCGTTAGCGTAAGATATGCTTTCGTTCCCAGAAGAAACAGAAGAGACGGCCTTGTTTACGACCGTCCCATCTTCTCTCTGTATGGTTCCTATGGCATCCATAGAAGCTTTTTTAGCTTGCTCTATCTTATACATTTCATCAGCTACTGCACATACCGCTTTTTGAACTTTTGTTTCTGCTCGCTCATTTTCTGGAAGTCCATCGACAAGACGATCCATCGTGTAGTTGTCTACGCAGTCACTAGCACGTTCAGCATATTCGCGAAATTCGCTTTCTGGAATTGTTTTTCCAAAAAATTTTTTTGTATAAAACTTATAATCTGTGTACGCCATAGTGTTTCACCTAATTTTCCTACTTTCTTGGATTCGATCTCGTCTTTGGCTTTACGTCACTGACTTCTTTATATTTTTGTGGATTGTTTTCCATCAACTGAGCACTCGTTTCATTCTCGGTTGATAAGATTCTTCCTGTTTCCAAGTCTTCAAACCGTCTCATGCTTACTCACCTTTCTTGTTTTTGAAGATAAGGTCTGGCATTACAGATTTTGTTCCGTAATGGTAAAAGAGTTCGATGCCGTATGCTTCTGAAAGAGGAATCTTCTCAGCACTGTATGGTGTGGATTTAACAGGCTGTGCGATAGCTCCATCCACCATTACGATCACATCAACGTCTGTCGGCATGTGCACGCATGAGAATGTTTTTACGCCATGATAAGCGTAGAACTCTTCGTCAGACACGCCAACACCTGGAACCGTAACTTTGTCCAGATATGTGCGGATTTTTCCGTAGAATTTAGGTGTACAGATCATGTTCATCATAGAACGAGGTACTCCGTCCACATATTCATTCTTGGTGGTTTCGCACTGCTGAATCATGGTTTCAGCCTGTTCCTCAATAGCTGTAATGCCTGTCAGATCAACTTCTGTCGCATCTGTTCCGGCAACTTTGAAGAACTCAGTGTCGAGTTCTGCGATCATTCTAAGTGCATGGTTTGCTGTTCTTTTTGCGATAAGTCCCTCTACTCCGAGAAGAGATACGTCTTTCTGTTCAACCTCTTCTACGATTTCCTTATCTACATCAATCGGAATCGTAACCGGCTTTCCTTTTACTCCATCACCTTTAGCTGCACCTCTGGCTGTTCCGTAATTCTTAGATGTCGCATTTGCGAATCGTTTCGCTTCTACGGTTCCGGCTGATGGATCACCGGAAAGTTCGGTATTCTTCATTTTTCCAGAAATAGTGTTCTTCTGGACGTTTTCAATGACCTTTCCGTACTCTTCTGCAAGAAGCATTTTTCCGGTTGGGTCAAGTAACATGTTTAACGATGTAATTCTTGTTGTTTCTGCCATTTTTGTTCTCCTTTAATTCTTTAAGGTCAACGGCTATCTTCTATTGATAGTCGGTTCACAGTATGGTTTTACCAAACAGTTCCAGGAACAAACGGCTCTGCTTTCTGTTCGCCTACACCTTTTTCTGTAGGTGTTGTGAATACAGGCGGTGTCTTACCATCCGTCACGAAAGCGTCTTTCTGAGATTCTTTCAGCTCTTTCATGTAATCATCAAGACCAAGAATCTTTTCGCCCTCACGTTTCAGACCCTTGTCTTTAATCATGTTGATAATTCCTGTTTTGGCAAAATCAGAGCTAAATTTCTCGCCCGCAAGAGCCTTTGTCAGAACATCGTTGAAGTCTCTTTCTTCAATCTTCTGGTTGTACTCTTTTTCACTGGCTTCAAACTTGTCTTTCCATTCTTTTTCTGCATTCTCAGCTTTCGTCTTCCACTCATCACGTTCTCTTGTGATCGCATCGAAGTCTTTTCCCTCGAACCCGTCCAAAGTCTCTTTCGCTGTTTCATACTGTGTTTTAAAGTTGTCACGTTCCTGTGTCAGAGTTTCTACTTTTCGTGTCTGCTTATCATAGTCAGATACACTCTTGTAATTCTCTTTCACTGCATCTTCGATTGTCTTTTTCTGCTCGTCTGTAATTTCAAGACCAGCATCTTTGATAATCTGAATAATATTTTTCATGTCACATATCCTCCTCAACGTCTCTTATTAACCGCTTCGTCTGCGGTAGGGATTCAGACAGATGAACCTCTGTCGGGGTAATCGGGATACACGGAATCGAACCGTGGACATAAGTCTTTTTTTAAAAGAGATGATTGTGACTTTTGTTTTACCATTGAACTATATCCCGTTAGTGGTTGGTGTAAGTGTTCCCTCTATACAGTTCCAACCACTGTTACGGCTATTTGACGGTCAATCTGCATATTGTTCCGTAACTAACTCTATACAGAAAAAGGATAGCCGGATATGAATCCATGCACCATACTGTGCACTATCCTTTGCGGGATGAAAATTTATCATTTTATATTTTTAGGAGGTAACATAAGATGACGGTTCCCTAAGTCCGCAACCTTAGGGGAAAGCCTAACGGGCGTTTGACTGCCCTTTAATCAGCATTCCGCTATTAGGCTTTATTGAAAGGAGGTGTATCAAGAAAAGAAAATGTCCTATGTGATTCACCATGTTTATTGTATAATGTAGAGGGCATAAACTTGTCCCCCGTGATAGAGTTTATCAGGAGTCATTAGGTGTTATTTAAAACCTTTTACATCTCTGCAAGCTTTTTAATTTGTCTCTGAATTTCTTTTCTTTCGTCAGCAAAATCTGAGTCCATCACCATAGAAGAAAGCATATCGTATACCTCTACCATGAGTCTTCCAACGCTTTCCATCAGTTTGTCTTTATGTGCCTGATCTCCGTTCTGTTGATACATCTCTTTCGCCATAATGTACTGGTCATATAGTGAATCAATGTTTTTGTCGTACTTTCCGTTACTGTACTTCTTGATAAGGTTTTCCGATGCATCCGCAATCATCCCCGGTACGCTTTCGCATTCCAAAGATTTCATATTACACAATGTAGATGTAATCATGTACATTGCCTGTAAGTTAGACATATTTAAGTCTTTCTTTGCAGATGCTTTCTCACGTTCAAGCTGTTCTTCCAAAATCTTTTTGATCTCGCTCATTTATTACACCTCGATTCCTTTCATTTTCTTTTTGTATTTGTCGTGAATCTCCGATTGAATTTCTGTGATGTATACCATGTCGTATCCGGTAGATATGAGGTCGTTAATCATACATTCTACAGTTTTTAATTCTTCGCTTACATCCTCTACCAAACATTCCACGAACATAGCATCAGCCACATGGCCGTTTTCTCTTAGCGTGTGTGCGTACTGTTCGTACACTTCCTTTGTTTCGGATTCCCAATTGTGATACTCGACAAAGCCATCTTCTACGGCTTTCTGCTTTGTGCTTTTCCCAACGCTTAACCGTTTGGCCGTTCTCCACGCATCCGGGATAACATTCACTTTTCCATCAAATACATCATCAATAAGCTGATTGTGATGGTTTATAAAATATCGGCACACTTTCCTACGTTCCAAGCTTTCCGAAATGTGCTGGTACTCATGCATCCGCTTAAAGCCTTTTAAGCCAAGGAAATCGAAGTAGTCCGCAAACTGTCCGTGCATCATAACAGCTCCGATAAACCGTTCGTTGATTTCGGCAAAGATTTCTTTCGGAGTTTTGACATCTAGGTTGCTTTTAAAATCAATCATAGAAACTCACCCCTTTTCTATGAGAGCTTTTTAATGATGATATTCGCATCCTTAACCAATGTGTCAACGGTGCCAACGTTTCCAACCGATATAGTGACGCTACTTCCGGCCGGAACTGCAATCAATGTAGTTGCACCGACATTCTGATACACATTTGCTGTTGCTACTGTATAGTCCATTTCTGTACCGGAAATCGGTTCGCCGTTCTGCTTGATAGATAACGCTACTGCGCCTATTGCAGATGCCGTAACGTTTCCGTTAAACTCGACTTCGACCGCCATCGGCAGATTCCCACGGTTTGTGATTTCAAAAAGCCCACTGCCGTTGTCATGTGCAAGCCACCCTGTGTTACAAGCACATCTACGGCTTTTCACTCTTGTTTCTGTAAATAATACATTCTGATTTGTTGCTACTGTCTGAGCATTTTTAGCAATAGAATTTAACATATTTTTTCTCCTTTCTTAAAAAAGAGAGCAAGCGCATGCCTACTCTCTTTGATCTTCGCAAGACTACTTTTTCGTAGATATGGATTCTTCCAACATGCTTATGATTTTGTTTTGGTTTTCAATTATTTTCAAAAAGTACTTACTGTCTTGCTCATGCAAGTGTTTTTCGATGTCAGAATTACTCGCCTGTGATAGATCGCTGTTAAAATTCGCTATCTGCAAAGCAACTCCGTACACTGTCAGAAAGTCAAGTAGTGATATATCGTTCACTTACATCACATTCCCACTTGCACAGCAACCATTACCGAATGCGTTATACGCAAAGTATGGACTGCAAGACATATAAGCCGGTTTTGGTGTCGGTCTCACCGCATCAATAATGTTATTGGTCTGTGAAACCTGTGAAATCTGCCAGTATGCTGTCTGCAAATCTCTGTCACGATCAGCGAGCTTGTCTCTCAAGTTCTGAATAGTGTTATCCTGGATTAACTGGCGTGTAGCCTGTCCATCTGCTAAGATGCTTTCTTTAATGTCACAGCAACACTGTGCCATCTGTGCCTGCATGTTCTGTGCCTGTAATGCTGCATCATATCTACTCTGTAAGATCTCTTTCTGTGTGTTGCAGCAACACTGAGCCTGCTGAGCCTGTAAGTTCTGCAAGCCAAGCTGTGTGGTATAGCGGTTCTCTAATACGTCTCTCTGTGTCTCGCAAGCTGTGTTGGACACATTCTGATTTGTGTTAAAGATATCTCTTTTCACGAATTCGTCAGAAACAAAAGCGTCATGTGTTCCGTTGTTGTTTCCCCATCCGTTACCGCAAAACAGGAAAGCAAGAATGATAATCCAGAACCATCCACCGTCACCCCACATATTTCCATCGTTGTTTCTTGTGACTGCTGCTACATCGGCAGCACTAAGTGTGTTTAATCCCTCGTTCATGTTGGTTCTCCTTTTCTTTTATTTATCAAGACGTGTGCACTCCGTCCGGATATCACTTGATTTTATTAACAATGTCGTTTGGATTCATGCCATTTCGCTGGCACATCTCCATAAATACATCTTTCGGGTTTCTTCCTTGGCACATATCCATAGCCTTTTTAATGTTCGGGTTGCTCTGCGCCATATTCTGCAACATTGCTCCGGGGTTCTGCGTATTTTGCATCATCCCCATCATTTTTTGAATCATTCCGAATGGACTGTTGCCACCCGGCATACCACCCATCATTCCCATTAACGGATTACTCATGTGTCAGCTCCCCTTTCTGTTCTTCCGGCTGAGGTTTCAATGTGTCCAGTAATTTGTTAAATTCTTCTCTTGTTACGTACTTAGAGTCCATGTTTTCCACTACAGGTTGTGGATTGTTCGCCTGTACCTCATGGAATTCAAAAGCTTTAAACGTAACACTTCCCACACCGTCAACAGATTTAACATAAAAGTATGGCGCATTGTTATCCATCATCCAAGCCGTTGTTCCCGGCTGTACAATCTGATTCCTTGCCCCGTCAATTCCGGCTACCTGTATCCAGTTCACATTCGGCTGTGCCTGTGCCTTGTATTGCTGTTGAGCCTGTGATAAGTTGTCTATCCGTTGTCGTAATGCCATCTGATCTTGCATATAAGCATCCTGTGGCATGTACGGTGTATATGACATATATGGATTCATACTCATACCTCCTGTAAATTAGTATTTGTTGTTCTCTATGCTTTCATTTTACGCATAAAAAAGAGACCTTAACAGTTCGTTAAAGTCTCTAAAAAGTATCACTTATTCTTCTGTATAACGGGTGTTCGTAATCTTTCCGTACACATCTTCGTACAACTCCTGTTTATCCCCGCTGTATGTGTACTCCGCATAGATTCCGTCACCACTGATGTCAGTTGAAGCAAGGCATTTATAGTTCTGTAAAGTTTTGCAACTCCATACAATAAATACATTGCTTAAGTCAATTGTTTGAACATCATTAGGTCCCTTGTGAGGTTTGTCGCTCTTGTTGTACCATTCAACAAGTTTCTTTTTACATACACTCTGAAAGTGATCCATTCCTGTAATAATCATAATTAATCCTCCTACTCTGCAAATACCCAGTCTTCTGCCAGCATATCAGCCTGAGACGCTGTCCACGGCACTTTATTTTTAGGCGCATAAGGATTTTCTGTCTGTAATCCAGTAGTGTTGATATATATGAACGAATGCGTCATATAATTGAATGCTTCAATAGTTGTTCTTGCTGTAACTCTGTCGTATTCTTTCACTTCTTCACTTAGTTCAGAATACGGAATCATATCCGGGTGATCTGTAACTCCCTGTTTTTTCTTTTCTTCCCACCATGCGTTATGCACTGCTTCTGCAATAGTTTCAAGATTGACTTCTGGCGAATACATTTCCAGATAGATTCCTTTACCATTCCAACCTTTACGAGCTACCTTAAGTCCTCTTTTCAGATAACGGATAGCATCACCAAATCCAAATGTTGACCGACCGCCAAGAGCACCGCAATTCTTTTCATCAGCAATCATCCAGTCATCCCTCTGCGTGTGCATAAAAGTATATTCCACTCTCTGCGTTTCACGGATATCAAGAACATCTCCCTGTCCTTTGTCGGAATCCTTTGGTCTGCAATGAATCATAATCGTCTGCTTATCATTATCCCAACACCAGTATCCGTTCCATCCCGGCAATTTTACTTTCGCACCCTGTTTCATTAATTCAAACGCTTCTTTAAAAATCATAATAAATCCTCCTGTCCGGCTTTCCACTTTGCCAATTCATCACGCATAATTTTCTCCGCTTTTTCTCTATTCATTTCAATCGGAAACGTTGCTTCAACATGTACTTCATCTCCTATTTTCTCAAAATTAATATCTTTTCTCATAAATGTAAGAATTGGTTCATACATATATTGCTTGGATATCTTGTTATATTTTGCATGCAATACATATAGATTACCAATAGCCCAATCACTGTCTATCTCATATTCATCAGTGTCATATTCTTCTACAGAAGCCGTATCTCCATATAGTTTTGCTCTAATCAAACCATCATTTATCGTTGCACAAATCTGTTCAGCTTTATCTTTATCTAGGCACACTGCATCTATTCCATAATCTGAATATTCACCGCTTGTAATCACATAGACTTTCACGTTTTTACCCCCTCATTTCACAGAATTTCTAATTCTTTAAATACTTTCATAATTTTAGGAAACTGAATAGCAAACCAGTCAACGATTGTTTCTTCATGTCCGAACTGTTTATAATGTTCAAAGTTTGCCTGTAATCCACTTTCAGCAAGAAAAGCATGTATGATTTCATGTCTTAACTGTTTTTTCATAAGTTTTTCAAAATCGCCAACTTCGCTTACATTATTATTTCTGACTTTTATTATGTGCGCTGTATAGTCGCAAAAGCCGTCAATCGTTTCGTCTTCAAACGCTTCTCTAATTATTTCGTATTCCGTTCCAAGAATATTTACTTTTTGCATTTACTTCTCCACTAACTCAAATCTATACTTCTGCTTCACATCCGGGTATTTCTTCCTGTCTACTTTGCTTACGAACATTCCGTAAGGTCTGCACCACACGCCATTAGAGCATTCATAAACTACCTTGAACTGTCCCGGCATTTCGCTATCCTGTGCAATATACAGGACTTTTACTGTCTCGCCCTTAAAGTGCCTATACACTTGTCCCGGTTCAACTTTTCTATTGCTCACTGTCGGCGGTTCGTCATTGAAATACTTCTCACATTCTGCCAAATCACAGTTCTCTTTCATAAGTGGATGCTTTTCATCCAACTTCTTAATCTCTGCTTTCTGTACATGAATGTGCTGTCCTACAAGTGGAAATCCACAGCCGTAAAGCATTTTTGCCTTAATGTGGCGTGGTTCAAGTCTGCCTGTCGGGTCTATGAGATATCCACTTATTTTAAAAATCTTAGGTATCATATAATCACCTCTTTGCACCTGTTATTTTGTTGTGATCTTCTTCAGATATTGGTTTTGCTCCAACTAAGCGAAATGTATTAGTTTCAGCTCTTGATCCGTAATATGCTTGGAAATCTATTTTTTCTGTATGGACATTCGAAAAATTCTCAAAAGGTTTTACAAATTCAGCAGTTTCAAAAACAGGAATATGCGCTGTATGTCCATACTTATATTTGTTTCTTCCTTTTTCGTCAATAATCCAACCAGCGTTAAAATTTATTTCACCAAACCCAAGTACGCCCGATACTTTTTGACCAGTTGCTTCGATGTGCGCTTTACAAGGTTTTACATCTTCAAGCCACATACCTATACCACCCTTTCAATCTTATCATTTACTCTTCTACTCAATCTCTTGACCGTAGACACACTCACATTCATTTCTTCCGCACAGTCCTCTAAAGGCATAGCTTTAGCACGGAGCCGGAACAGTTTCAATTCATCCGATGTAAAGTTGCATTCTAACTCAAAATAGTCAAGTTCTGGTCGTGTAAAAGAGTATATTTTCATAATTCCTTTGGTTTCTTGTCCGTCATAGCATTTACAAGCTCTTCCCGAGTTTTTTTTAAACCCTCAATGTTATTTCCTGTGATTTTGTTTTCGATCAAATTAAACATACTTCTCATTAATAGATTCATATCATCCCTCGTATTCCTTATGTTCTTATAATCATTATCAAGTTTCTGATTAATCCCTGTGATAGATGTTTCAATATTCGTTATTCGCTTTTCAATCTGTTCTATACGGTTGTCCTGTTTTTCTTTTGGTGCTTTCCATGATTTGTACCACCCGGAAAGCACCGCAACAGCACCGCCGACAACCGATATAGCACCGCATATAGCAAGTATCTGTGTTATTAGTTCCATATTCACTTTTCCTTTGAATTGATATATCTCTGTGCTGCTTTTGCTGATCTCACAGCTTGTGACCTATCCCACTGTGCTACACGTAGCCGTTCCGAATATTCTTTAAGACCATTATCTTTGCAGAACTCACGGTATTGCTTATTCTGCCGTCTGAGTACCGCTGATTTTCGGTCATACATCTGTTGCAACTCGAATTTAAGCTTATCATCTCCGCTTGCATCTATAGCAGTCTGCAAATTCTGAATCTCTCTCTTGCTGTTGCGAATGCGTCTTTCCATAAGCCGTTGCTTTTTCGCACGCTCTTCCGCTTTTATATTGTCTTCGCTCGACAAGTTGATATCTGCATACGGATTGTTTTCACCGTCACCGGACCCGAAAGAGTGTCGGCAGTTCACGCCACACAACCCTGTCACCGTTCCGTAGCCTGTTGATGTTCGGAAGTCCGGGAACCTCTTGTCTTTACCTGTCCGAGAATAGAATTTTCCTTGCCACCAAAAGTGGTTCGTTGGATTGTTACCGCCATCACCAATTCGTGCTCCTACATGTGCAGATACAAGAATGATATCCCAATCCATTTCTTCCATTCGCTTTAATGCGATTGCTCCGGCACACTGGCTTATACCTGTGCGGACAGTCATCATTGTGGCTGATTCAATGCTCATTTCTCTGCCGGACGGATACGATACTTTAACGCCTTGCTTTATCATCCTGCCAACAGCATTTCTGACAGCCTGTGTGTATGATACAGCACCGCTTGATGCCATGCGGTAAGCGGTGTCGACCTCTTTCAAAAACAACTTCTGTGCTTCATCTGCCGTTGTTCGTGTAAGGTTTCTCCATTCTCCACACGTAGCGTTATAATCTCTTTCCAGTATTCTGAGCAATGCCGGAGATTGCAATAAGGGCGTAGGTGATAGTCCTACCGCCCTATATATCGCATCGTCTCTCTCGATAGCTTTTATACCGGCTTCTTCAAATGCACTTTTCAGCTCGTTCTCTTGCTTCTTCGTTTTGTCAGCAATCTCTTTTTGTATGTCTTCCAATAAGTAGCCGGATTCCTGTAACACCTGTATCTGCCACCTGTCCGTAGCTGTAAGCATATAGTCTTCTCCACGACCTATGCGTACCATTATACGCTCAACAATCATGTCCATAATGTTCTTATGCATGTCTGACGTTATCTTTTCGGCTCCCTCGGTCACATGAAAGAGATATTCCGGCGTAAGCATTACTTACCCTTTCCATCTGGCCATGCAAGAAGAATTAAGAAGAACACACAAATCACAATAATATTAATCGTACTTGTTGCCATCTTTATTCGTCCTTTCCAATCTGCTTAATAATCTGATTAACGTATGTACTCAGTCCGGCTACCATGATGCCTTGTACTATAGACGTGAACAGTGCCATAAAAACGTTTTTCATGCTGTCCAAATCGCAAGTTGCTGTTACATACATTCCGCAAATAATAATTCCAATACCTCCGAGAGAGAGTGGAATGTCTTTATCCTTAATTCTCTTTGAATTTTTCATCCATTTCCCAAGAAAATACAAGGCAAAAGAAACCACCATTAACTCCGGCTTTACATAACTAATAATCTGTTCCATTTTTTAGTCCTCCTTTACAGACATTATCATTTATCTTTCGGATTGACGTGTCCCCTTACACCTCTTCCCATCCATACACACCCGGCTCCCAGACGTTGTTATCCGTGGTGCTCTGCCATGTCTTGCCATTATGTGTAACCTTATCGCCCTTGCTGTACGGATTGGTGCTCTCTGGCTGTTCCCACTCCGGTATAACATTACTGTCTGGGATAAGTACCTTGGCGAATAAGGACGGCGCATCCGGCGGTGTCCATGTCTCTTGGCTTGTGTGTGCGGTAAGTACCTTGTAGATAGTGCCGGAATACTCCAATCTCTTTCCGACTGCATAAGTTTTCCCGACTTCCCACTTCTCTACAAAGTCTGGATACTTCAATATTTGTTCATCGGTCATTCCGGCTGTCTGGTTTTCCAAGAGTTTCCGAAACTGTTCTGCTTGCTCCCTTGTCAATTACATCACCCCCCATGATAATATTTAGTGCTTCATCTGCGCTTAATTCCGGTTCTGGATAGACTGGATCGTCCACAAGTTTCCATACCTGCCTAATCGCATTCTCTTCTTCCGTCCATCCAGATTCCCAGTGTTTTCCCTCCGTCACCTCTGTAGGCATATCCGTGTACACCACAGGCTTGTAGCCTATCTGTTCCAATTCTTCCGGCAATGGATTATTGATAGTGCGACCGTCTAACACTATAGTCTTCGGTGCACTGCGCAAGAATCCGTTTTGTAATTTTGCATACATTTTTTAATCACCTCCTATTTACCGAGTATTTTTGCTGTTATCTTTCCTGTATAATTTGCCGGAAATTCTAATGTGAATTTTCCTGTATTTGTTTCATTTCCAACAGCTTCTATCTGTCTTAATATTTGTACAAGATTAAACTGTGGCTTACTCATACTTTTCGCAATTTCCAACACATTTATTGGATTTGTCCAAATATGATATGATACATACTGGTCTGCCGAGAAATCCACATTAAGACTGTAATATCCAATCCATGCTCCGTTTATTGTCGGTTTACAATTGCCTTTACATTGTCCTGTTCCAGTATGCTTTTCTATCTGTAGGTATATCCAATATTCATCATGTTTTTCAGCATTGGCAAGGCTAAATTCTACAATCTTTTGGTCTGTTACCTCTTTGCTTTCATTCAGCAATTCAACCCATTCTTTCACTTCATTTTCCTCCTGTCCATTCATAAGCATTATTCTCCGGCGGTTCATAATTCCACCGCCGTTCTTGACAGGAGTGAATCAGCTACAGTATCATCGACTGACTGACTGACTGACTGACTGACTGACTGACTGACTGACTGACTGACTGACAAGATTTTGTGTTAATTTACGTTTCATGTCAACTTACCTCCCGTAAACTTTTATAGTGCCAGATGTTGCATAATATTGTGTTGCACCGTTGTAGATTTTTATTTTCCTAAATTTCTCCGCAATCGGCATCAAATTGTAAGGAATCATAACATTCCCTACATTGCCACTATACATTGTTTTGCTACTAGCTCCGGCATGAGATACTGCTATTGTTCCGCACCCGTTCAAACATTTATATAATGTATATCCATTCTTTTTGCTTCCTTTCTTAGATGTTCTAGGTGCTCCACAATCTGCCACAATATCATTAATCTTTACCATTACCGTAGAATCTGTATTAGTCGAATTTTCCATATCTGTCCATATCAACAACAGTTCTGAGCAATCACAGGCCTTTTCAAACATAACAGAATTTGCAAATGCAAAATTTGACACATCAATTTCGCCTAATAATTCAAACTCTTCACTCATCACACTTTCCACCTCATTTTCCAATATCCTTCTCCGTTCCATCAACTCACCGCCCAACTCTGGCTCGTCAGCAAGCCCTCAAGAATCGACACCTCATAGATTTTGTTAGCATCTACCGTAAAGCTCCCGATATTGACATTGGATGGATGTACTACCCTTGTAGCCGTTGCTCCCGACTTGAATATAAAATGTACCTCACCTGTGCCCTCTCCGATGGTATAAGTAAGCGACTCCATTTCTGGAAATACGTAAAGCTTGTTAGGCTCTAAGGTTACCGTGTTGTCTGTAGACAGCTTCTCGATACGCTCTATACCACCTGTTTCTATGGTGATTGCAATGGCTTCTGAACCATCATATGTGTGGTTTTTACCGCCATATGTGATGGTCAATGTTTGTGGGTTGGGGAGTTTGGTTGGTACTGTTGGGATTGTTGGCTTTCCTTGTAAGTCTTCATAGTTGCCAGAAAAATTACTCTTGTTGTTCCACGACTGTTTCTCTGCGTCCGTAACTGTACGATGTTCTGAATCATCCTGTAAATCGGACAGATTTTTCGGAATTTCCGTTGTGTCCGGCAATGCCCCTACTTCGCTTGCTGTATATGCTGGCTTCCTACTTTGCAACACCCATTCAGCAAGTTCTGGTTTTCCCTTTAAATCTCTATACTCTCCTGAAAAGTCACTCTTTGCGTTCCAAGCTTGTTTCTCTTCCTTTGTCACAGTTTCGTGTTCATCGTCCGCTGTCAATTCTGAAAGTTTCGATGGAATCACGGTCGTACTCGGAAGTGCTCCGACTTCTTCTGCGGTATAAGTAGGCTTTTCTTCCGCTTTTGCCCATGCTGGTACCGTTGGATCCGTCTCTTCTATAGGATTCTTTTGCAGATAGCTTTTTACAGATTTTTCTATCTGTTCCTCGGAAATAGGCTCTTTCTCCAATGTGTCTACTCTGGATATAAGGTCAAGAATGACATCGGCGTGAGTCTCTTCGATCTCTTTATCCGTGTCTATCGTCTCTTTGGCCTTTCCGGTAGCCGGACTGGTTCTGAACACTTCTACTTTATCTTTGCTTTTTGCTTCTACCGCAAAATATATAGATGTATCCTCGTTTGCGTCAAAGATGTGTGGCTTTAACTCCCAGGAAAAAGTGATATTCTCCCCGTCTACCTTCACATCTTTTACGGTATATTTCCCCGGCAATCCTTTTGCAGTATAGTAATTTACGAAAATGTAACAGTCAGACAGGTCGACATTATCTCCTACGATTTTAGGGCATTTGAAATACTTTCTTTCAATATTGCCCTCTCCGTACACTCCAAAAAGTTGTTCGCTTTTGGGGATTGTAATTTTTCTTGTTGATGGGTCTATGATAAGATATTCCATTTTGGTTCACCTCTTTCCTATTCTTCGTACAATCCACTGTCCGGCTTATTCTGTTCCTGTGCTTCTTCAATCATTGCTTTCGCTTCTTGTTCTGTCATTCCCTCAAATTTCACAAAATACATCCATGCTGGAACCTTGCCCTGTACCACATAGTTCCACCACCGTGCACGATCATCCTCTAAGTTATATACAAGGTCTTCAAAACCACATGCTGTTTGGTAGTTCGTTGCCGGGATAGTCCCGTTCGCTGTGCCGACTGCATACAGGATGTAGATGATTCTGTGAAGTACTCCATCATGGTTCTTTCCGTCCAAAATGTTTCGGAATGACTGGATAGTATGCAGTGTACGTCTATCGTCAGATTCTACCTGTGTTGCTGTCTGTATGCCTTGGTTCTGATCGAAAGAGAAATATCCATTTGAGAATCCGCATTTATATCCTATGACAGATAGTAAGAAGTTAATTCCAGCCACACGCTCAGTTACTAATAACGTTGGAACGTGCTCTTTGATGCTGTCTTCGTTTGCTCCCATTTCGATTCCTTGAATGAATCTTGGCAATTCAATAGAGTGTTTGTCTGCATATTCGATAGCTATCTGTGGTACGTAAGTGATATGTCTACTGTCTTCCGTTTCATCCCCCATCATGTTTAATGCAATGTCAAGCCATCTCAATTCCTCAATGCATTCCGAAAATGCCGGAACAGTCAATGGAGATTCCTTGTCAATCGCATTCGCATAAGGATTTCGCCAATAAACGAACAGTGGATACTCTAACCCATGTACGTACACTTCCGGCTCAATGTCTTTCCATTCATCCACCCTGTCAAGCGTAATCTCTGTACCGATCATATCTTTGTTGTCTGATTTAAAAGCCTTACTGGATATATGGTATACACGTTCCAGTCCGACATCCTCAAATCTGTGATACTCAGCTTTTGTGTAGTATTTGTCGTTTTTCTTAAGGTAAGAGAAAAAGATAGCTGCTAACGCATCCCCATCCGTGTTGGTGTCTGTAATCAGAAAGTAATCCGGATCCAAAAATTCTACATCATCACCGTTGCTCTTGACCATCATCCCACAGGTTGCACAGCTTTCCTCTTGTTTCTCCTGTAAGGTGTTCATTACACTGTCAAATCTCTTTTGCAGTTCATCATTCCCTGTAATCTGTATATCTGCATTGAACAGTGTGAGGTTTGCTATCTCACGACAGATCACGTTTGAAAACCTTGTCGGCTTTATCCTCCCGGTACACCAATACGGAATGCCGGATCGCATGTCTTTATACTTCGACAGGGCAGTATCCATCTTAGATGACCGCCCTGTTTCTATCCCGAATATATTTTTTGCATCATTTACCTTGAACATTTTACTCCACACCGCCTTTATCTTGTCTATAATTCCCATCTTTTCACCTTTTCCTACGCACTCTGTCCACGTCTCATAGATATCGGACTGGTAGCATATCTCAACGCATCAATCCAGTGGTCGTTCCCGTCCGGATAATCTGCTATCACTTCGCCGTTGCCGTCTCGCTCATGTTCATACTCTATAACCTCTTTGTACAGTCTTGGTGTCCGTCTTGGGTCAATCACCAATGTACGGCATTGCAGCCACTCAAACGTATACTTCCGGCTACCCGGTGTCACGATTGCTTTACGTGCCGGAAGTCCGGCATCTCTAAAGTCAACAATACTCTCTTCCTCATCCACTCCACAGTAGATAGCGCAATCATCATATCCCTTTTCTTTGATCTGTCGTGCCATCTCGCTGTTCCTTATTTTGCAACCACCCAATTCATCCAGTGCATATACTTTCTGTTGGTTTGGAACATAAGCAACACGTAAAAATGCTTTCGGGTCTGGGAACCATCCCCAGTCCTCACCCTGGTAGATAGATTGCATCCTACTTATCTCTTCATCAGTGATTTCTCTGATCTCTAAGAGTTCAAAAATATTTGTTCCAAGTCCTACAGGGATTCCAAGATATTCATGCTCATAAGCTCTCGGATTCGTTGCTTTTAGATACTCAGCATCATCAATGAATTGTTGCCCTAACCATTCTACCGGAACAGATCTATAGTCACTCTTATGCCTTAAGCTATCCGCTCTAGGCTCTGCTACGTACTTATTCGCCCAGTTGCTGTTGCTGATCGGTGGATTAAACGATTTAAAAACTACGAATTTTTCACCACCACGTAGAACAGACTGTTGTGTCATTCGCACCTCTTCCATTCCGGCAAATTCGTCCAGCTCCTCAAACCATAGGTACTTAAAATATCCTTTGCTAATTTTTATGGATTTCGTCTTTTTCGCCTTATCCAATCCACGGAAGATTATCTTCTGTCCTGTCGGCTTATACACATACTGCATAGGGCTTAGGCTTGATGTCCATTCTTCCGATGCTCCAAGTGCATCTATTCCCCATGCGATTTGTTCAAATACCGATTCTCTTAGTGTATTCCCGACTTTTCGGAACACCACTGCATTTGAGTGTATGCCATTCACTGCGTCTTGCATCATTCCAAGTGGTATCTCTGTACCGACAAAAGAAGATTTAGTCGAACCTCGGCCACCGGACAAATCATAATACGTATGCTTTCCGTCTATGATATCCCAATGTACACCATAAAAAGCCGGAGCTATCACATCTGTAAGCTTAATCTCCCCCATCTGTGCCCTCCGGCCTTGGAATGTTATTTATGATCGTGATTCCACCAGTATCTTTTTCTTCTCCATCGGCTTTCTCATACCAACGCATGAGTTCACGCCCGGCAGACAGGCGGTCGGATATAGTAGCGTCTAGGTCGAACTGGTCTTTCACTTCTCCACGCATGACGGAAGAAAAGAACTGGATTACTTCTTCGAGGTCGGCTGTCTTCTCGGTCTGGATCTCTTTCATTCGTTCAGCAATATAGGCTTTTACTTTAACGTTTTTTAACAATCTCGAAGCTGCTGCTGCTGCTGTCGCATCATTTTTTACATTTCTATAGACTTCTTTATACGCCCTTGTCCCGTTCAAATCAGTCAGATATTCATCGGCAAACGCTTTCTGTTTCGGAGTAGGTTCTTTCCCTTTCGACATCTACCCACCCTCTTCCATATATCCATCCATGCTACTCACCGCCCTTGTCTATTCTACACAGTCTCTTTCTAATGTTACTGTATCTGTCTGTAATAACATCCAGTGCAATGTTGAGTGCTTGTATCGTTCCATTCTGTCTGTTGTGTTCTTCTACCAGTCTCTTATTCTTTGCAATAAGTTCCTGTACTTCGCACAGTGCCCGTTCTCCGACAGTCTTTGCGTCTTCTACCTCTTTTTGCAGATGCTCATTCTTTTCTTTCAGCTTTTCATTCTTTGTAATCATGTCAATGAGTTTCTTCTGCATTTCTTCTTTAATCATGTTTTCTGTTTCTTCCGCATAAGTCTCAATCATTCTTTCACCGCCTTCCATATATCGTTTAAACAATTTACAATCTCTATCTGTGATGCTGTTCGGATAATCTCATAATCATAATATTTCCATTCCCCGTTTTTCTTTCTTTCTAGCACTCTGGTAGATAGGATGTACATGGTGATAAGTCTATTTTGCTCTATGGAATAAAACTGACTTGTCCCCATCTTTATAACTAATCCTTTTTGCAGTATTGCTTTCTGTAACTTTTTAGCAATGCTATTTAGATTTGCCATACACTCACCTACCTTTTCCACATACAAAAAATAGCACCTCCCACGATAATTACATCTTACCGTCAGAAGTGCTATTTCATTGTCCCCGTTATTTAGTTTTATTTCTATTTTGATACTTATATTTTACCATAAAATGCACATTTTTTCAATGTTTGGTTGCTCTATGTTCATTTCTTTGATATTGACTTTTTATCTTTTTTAGATTAATATATATCTATCAGCAATCTTTGTTGGTTCTCACGGTTCCATGATTTTCGTGAGTGTCGTTCCAGTCAATGGTGGAACGTTGAGTTGAAAGATGTTAGAATTTAAGAAGAAATTCAGAATCTAGGTATAGCTTTTAGCTATGCCTTTTTTCTTTCATATTCTTTTACCCATTTCTTGTATTCTTCCGGCAATTCTTCTTGATCCTTTAAAATCTGATATGCACAAGAATCACCCTCGTAAATCATGAATTGTAATGTGTGAATAATTTTCTGAGACGCAATGTACCCAGGCGCTATCGTTGGCATCCCGTCCAATTGCTTCGGTGTTGCCATAAATAATTTCGTTTGATCTGCCGGATTGCGAATCCCCTTCGGGTACTTGTCTGGTATATAATCTGGTTCTCCTGTAATCCCGCAAACACCATTCTTCTCGAGTGTAGAAATATAATAATCTCTCCACAGTGTGCTTATAGTTCCTCTATCCGTTAATCCGGCATAGACTACTTTTTCTCTATATCGCGAATTAAAAAGCATATGCGTTTCTTCCTTGGTTAACGTAGAAAAGATTATCATAAGTTTTTCCTCTGATGTATCTAATTTTTCAGAAACTGGTTTGATATCATAGCGTATAGTTCTTTTGCTCAAGTATTGATATACGCTCTTCGCTACCGGATCATCTACGCTTTCTATATATTCCCTCAACTGCTCCATATATGCTGCATGACGTTTTTTATATTGTGGATAGTCTCCGCATACATATGACATATTGTCGTGAATCGGGTGTGGCGCTATCCCAGATGTCCTACTTTCTGAATCGATCGTACACGGGATGGAACATCTTTCGTTCTTCGTTGCTGTTGCTCCAACGAAATTTCCATATGCATCTATCAAAACTCTGACATCTGGTCTTATTCTGATATGTGCAATCGGAATAACGCTTTCCACTCCAAGTATTTCATATTGTTTTAAAATTTCGTTCCATTCGCTCATTTTTTTCCCTTTATGCAATTTCAATTACTTCTGCTTCTTCAACAATTACTTCGTTTTCGTCATTCCCATAAGAGTAAGAGTCCCCACCGATTATTACAATGTTGTTTCCATCGTAGATAGATGATTCTTCAATAGCTCTTTCGATTATCTCTTTTGCTTCTTCTGCATCATCAGTGTCAATCAGTTCAAACATTGCGTATCCACATACGCCGTCCATTTCCTCTGGTTCTTCTGTGTCATATGAACTGCACTCATATTCTTCATTCCACGCAAAGCTGTTTCTGCAAATGTCACCAATTTTATATTCTTCATCCGGACAACAATGGCGAATTGCTACCACGCTATAATCATTTTCTTTAATTGTTTCTAAGATTTTTTCTACATTCATCATTGTTTTTACCTCCTGTTGTGTTCCTCTCTTAACTGTCTTTATTATACAATAGTGGTGTCCACCAGTCAATGGTTTTCATTTATTTTTCTTTCTTAATAGTTATCACACCGTCTTTTTCTTCCAGGACAACGCTTCTATCGTCTTCCGTCACACCCAGTGCCTTTATCATCCCTACCGGAATAGAAATACGGTAGTTCTTTGTGTTCTTGCCAGATGTTCCTCCGGCTTTGTTTATCATGACGTTTCTTTTTGCTTTCCCCATTACTATCTCCTTTTTTATCGCAATATTGCAATCACTTCCGCGTTTCTTATAATGATTTTGTCTTTATCGTTTCCGTATTGCATTACGTTTCCACCGATTAAGTATGTTTTTTCTACGTAAGATTTTACAGCTTCAATCATTTCTTCGATATTGTTTTCAGATACTTTAAGTGCACATGTGCCGTCAAGTTCTCCACCGTCGTAGAATCCGACATAAGGACCGTCTGAAATGCTTTATTAAATCATTATGCATGTTTCGTTTTCGCCCTCGTAATTGTCTTCCACTTCTTCCGCTTCTTCCAGGCTTGAGCAGATCGCTATTGTTTCATGGCTAGGTATTTCAACGACTTCAATTTTCATCTCTGTGCTTTCTAATGTGTCAATAAAATCTGTCTGTACAAATTTGCTTTCGTCTTCGTCATATTCAAATTCATTTTCTTCAATTACATACTCTTCAACCTTGTAGAATGTCATTCCGTGGTAAGAAAATTTGCTAACATCTGTTTTACGTTTTGCAAGTTCCTTTTTCGCTTCCTCCAGTGTATCGAATGTTTTTATATATTCCGGCGAATCGTCAAAAGCCGTGCATCCTTCTTCAATTTCTTTTCTATCTTTATACTTAATTTCTGCCGTTCTTTTTACTAAATCATATTTTTTCATTTTTCTTCCTCCTGTGATGTGTTCCTCTCTTAACTGTCTTTATTATACAATAGTGGTGTCCACCAGTCAAGTAAAAAATAAAAGATTTCAATTATTTTCAAAATCTTTTTCTCTTAATCTATATATTTACATTTTCGGCTCCCGTCTTTATTTTCTTAATCATATAATAGAATCTTGGCCTTTTCTTCCTTTTCTCCACTTCCTACCGATATTGGTACTGCATAAGTGGAAAATTTTACCTCTAATTCTGTATTAAAATTATTGATTGCTTTAATAAGGCCAATACAGCCAATCTGGAACAGATCATCCGGA